AGTTGGTACTTGAGCAATAGTCAATGTATTACCACCTGCTGAATATCCTGTACCTGATGCTTCGTTAGTTACTGAATATGCAGAGGTTGTAGCATCAAGTGTTGCTGATGATGTATACAATGCTATTTTAAAAGTATCTGCTGTGTTTGCAGAACGTGCTACGTTTGTTGTATTAAAGTTGTGACCGCCACTAAGCAATTCAACTTTAAACGACGTACACATTGCTTGAGAAATTGCCATTTTAAATCTCCAAAATTTTAATTAAATCAGAATGTCCTGCTTCACGCAGTCTATTCGCTAAAGTTGTGCGGTCAGATGTTACCGCTCGTTTTAAGTATTCCACTAGAACATGTCTAATGTGTTCCTTAAAAGCTTCTGCTTGGTCCTTGATTAAAGGGCTTGCATCCTTGCTAACATACATAATTTTATCGAGTGCAAAATTAGCAAGTTCTTCTGGCGTGTGTCCTCGTCCTTGCGTTGTATGTACTTCAAAATTTATATTACCTAAATCCATAGTTTTCCTTATTGAACATCATAACGTGCTTGACCACTTCGGTAAGCATCGCGTCTGTTTTTACCATCACCTAATTGTTTAAGCATTGATAAGGCTTCTGTGTATCGCTGAGTATAGTTTTGTAATACGTCAGCATCTTCTTTCATGTATGTAGCTGCCTCAAGCAACGTTCCATATAATAAAGCGCTACTGAAATTATTCCCAAGCCAAGTAGTACTAGCAGTAACAATAGAAGTAGGATAGTAAAAATAATGTAGCTCAACAGTATAATCGGCATCCGGAGTAGGCCCAAGAATAAATGAGTTATCATCAAATATTGCATAATATTGTGGTTGTCCATAAAAAGCCGCATCTGTATCAGGAAACGACTCTCTTATAAAGTTAACATCTTTATTTAAAAGATAGGTATATTCATTGCTAGTATTAACTACAGCCAAACTATAAGTTGCAAGCCAATCAGATGGAGGCGTCAAATACTTATTACCTGTCGTTGTTGTACCTGTGTAGTTTCTACGTAAATCAGGCAATTGAACAGTATTGTAAATACGCTCTTCTGCTTGTTTAATAAACGTATTAATATCATCTGTACTAAACTGATTCTCAGTATAGCTTTGTACTTCAGCTACTAACTGCGTGTAATTTAAACTTGCCATTGTTTATCCTTATGCCATAGGGCCACGAGCCATTGTACCTTTTGTAGCAGCGCCTGTACCTCTGATTTTAACACCAGATGTTTTGACATCTTTTTCAGGATAGCCATTTGAATTAACTGCTGGTCCTGGTTGAGGCTGCTTGTAGCTCGGTTTACAACATTTTCTATCTTTGTTCATATTATACTCCTAAGTGGTTGTTACTGTAACAGTTCCTACCTGTCCCTGTCCTTCTAAATCATTTTCTAAACCTTCTAGGTTTAATGGGTTATTAAGTCCTACTGGGTCCCAACCCCACTGTATGCCACGACTGCTTTCAGCTCCTGCAACACCTAAACTATTATCAGGTCTTGGGTCTCGTACTGCTTGCGGGTCATCAACAGGATACATACCCTGCATATTTTGTGGGTGGTCTGGTTCCCAACAATTCTTACAAACTTTTATGTGAGTATCTGTCGTTCTAACATATAAAGACTTTAACTCTTTTAATTTATATTGAAACCCACATCTATCACAATCTGCGATTGAGTGTTTGCCAGAGGTATATCGTCTACCCATGTTTACCCCTATATATGCTGATACCTAGGTGCAATTCTTAAATCAGCTTTTTCTCTATCTTCAGTAGAAGCAAGTAACCATGCTTCTTCATATTCTTGTTTTAAAAATTGTATTCTATCACCTGCATTTGGTATTTTTAAACTTAAATAATATGCTAACCCCGCAACTAAACATGGTAAAAACCTAAACGGTATTTCTTGCGTATTAACACCGTTACCTGCATCATCTAATCTTTTTAGTTTCCAATACACAAACGTGTAATTGTTTGTATCAGGTACAGGCCATACATTAATAGTAGGTTGAGTTACTTGTCTGTTTACCCACACCTGTATTGGTTTGCCTGTGCTATTTTTATTTGGAATTAATCCCCATGTAGGAGCTGAGATTCGATTAATATTAATATCGTTTTGAGTAGTACCTGAACCTGTCCTAATAACTTGTTCAATAATATCAATGGTGTCAGTAGGTAGATTATAAGTTGCAGTACCCGAGACTAAACTAACTGTGCCTTCTTCGATTGTCCAAAGATTAACGCCTCTGTTTGCCCACTCTGCTGTAAGCAAATTTAAACTGCGTCTTGCAGTTCTTAAGTCATATCCAGTTCTAAGTTCAGCACCACATCTTTCAAATGCTTCTTCTACGAGTTCATTTAAATCTGGATTAAATGTTGTTGTTCCTGAAGTTGCCATATTATTATCCTAATTTTATACAACCAGCATGATTCATGCAGGGCCAGTCTGTATACATTCTTCCACCACATGAATCACCTGTTATGTATATAGGTTCGTTTTTTAAAAAAACGTTTGCTCTTGTTTCTACAGCATACCAAAGCACTGCTGTAATAAAAACAATAATTAAATAAGTTATAAAATCTTTCTTGTTCATTGAAACTATTTAATTAGTGCCACCAGCTTGTCATCCATGCCCATACGTCATGCCAGTGATGAGAAACCCATTTTTCCCAAACCCATGTCCAGACAACTAACGCTGCCCAGTGTTCCCAATTCCATTCCATAATTATCTCCTATTTCTTTTTTCGTTTAAGAGACGCAACTCTACGAGGTTTACCTGCAGGTTGCCCTAAGCTTTTCTTTTGCGCTATTCGCGAGCGTTTTTCTGCGGTGGTCATCTCTCCTGATGTTTTAGGAGTCTTGCTTGACACACGTTTGCTAGGTCTGCAATATGGAGTACCGCGTGATTCTCCTTTACTACGACCACAGGCTTTGCCGGTTCTTACATCTTTCCATTCTTCTTTGAACCAGCGTTTAAGTGCAGCGCCTTTAGCTGTCTTGCGAACTGCCATTATTTTCCTCTGTTTTTTCTACACTTAGCAATAGCTCCTGAAGCATAAGCGCTAGGAAATACCTTATACTGAGCTTTTACTTTTTTGTAGCAAGCATCTTTAACTGAGCCGCCTTTTTTAAGAGCAACGGGCTTTTTAATTTTACCCATGCCACGACATGCCATCATACAAAGCGTCCTTTAGTTCTACCTTTTTTAGCACAACCGTCGCCCCGAACTTTACCGCCGTGTTTGAAACCCATAGATTTCTGGGCATTCCTTTGTAAATCACGACCCATCTGTTCTTTTTCTGTAGCAGAACGATTCATACCAACTGCATCTTTTGCTTTATCTAACATTGATTTAGGTTTAGGCGAATCTTTCTTATCTACAGGAGCTGATTTTGTCTCAGTCTTTAATTCTTGTTCTCTTACAAACGCGGGCTTATTTTGTTTTGTGAACGGATTAGGCGCATTTGATTTATTAGGTGTACTTAGATTACTAGGTTTTGTAGCAGGTTTATCGTCAGCACGTCGAGTGTGGTAAGATTTACCATTCCACATAAATGTTTTCTTTCCTGCTTTTCTTGCATCGGCAAAGGCTTTACCAAAAGAAGTTGTAGATTTAGTCTCGGCTTTTTTCGTTTCTGTCTTTTTAGTTTCTGTCTTTTTAGTTTCTGTTTTTTTATCAGACTTAACATTTGTTTTAGTAAAATCTGGTTTATTTTTTAAATCTTCACCGGATTTACGAGTGCCGTAATTACCTTCTTTTTGTTTATTTAGCCTATCAAATATTTCTTTTGTTGATGCCATAATTATCTCCCAGCTCTAGTTTTACCACGAACAGCAATGCCATCACGTTTACATTTTTTAACACTGCCGCCTTTTTTCATTTTATGAACTTTCCCACCGTAGGCCATTTTCTTTTTTTCATCTTCTTTCTTTTTAGCAACAGAATTTTGTAATAAATAATTTTTACCTAAAGTTGAATTAGGTGCTTGCTCTGCTACTTTAGCAATAACTTTTGCAAGAACCCCATTTTCTACTGCTTTTCCAAATCCCATAATTATCTCCCAGCTCTAGTTTTACCACGAACAGCAATGCCATCACGTTTACATTTTTTAACACTGCCGCCTTTTTTCATTTTATGAACTTTCCCACCACATTTCATGCCTTTTTCTACATCTTTCAAAGCTTTATTTTTTTCTTTTTGCTTTTTCAAAAAGGAAGGCGTAATTTTTTCAATTAACTTTTCTCTAAAACCTTTATTTTCTTCTGTTTCTCTTTTCTTAACATCTTTGGCAGCTTTTTCTGTTTTAGCATCCATGATTTGGTCTTCTTTTGTTCCCATAATTAAACCATCCTTCCTTTAGTTTTACCTTTTTTAGCACAACCGTCACCGCGAGTGCATTTCGCTGTTTTCTTGTGGGCAGAGTTTTTCATAATCTTACCATCAGGCATTTTATGATAACCCTTTTTAACTGCTCCACCTTTTTTCATACCGGTTAGGTCTTTCTTTATTTTATTACTCATATTATTCATTTGGTCTGAAAACATTTTTGGGTTTCTATTATACATTTGTATAAGTCCATCTTCACCATACATTTCTTTTAATTTCTTCAGAGCCATGTCCTCAGTGCGCAGCATACCCCTTGCAACTTCTTTAGATGCTCTAGCCATAGCTTCTCCTGGACTTGCCACCGTATCTCTTATTCCACGTAAAGCTGCTCTTCCTGCTCCTATATCTTCACCGCCCCTCCCTCTAGCCATAGGTTCTCTTAATTTTCTCCTTGCTGACATATCACGTCTACCTATTTCAGCAGCTGTATCTTCACGT